TGGAAGGGTCAACCGAAAGGTTGGCCCTTTTTTGCGTCTTGCGTTTGACGAATCTTCTTGCGCATCCTTTCCTGGGTGTTTCGGTTGCATCGGAGTATCAATGTGTAAGCGCGCGTCGGATTTGGCACCGCTTGACGCGACCTTTGGCACCTTGAGCAAGGAGCTATAGCGCGGCTTTTTGCAGGAAGCTTGGCACCGAGCAATGGCTAAGCCGGGACCGTGGGCCAGACCACATTCGGATAGCCTGTCTGGTCAGTAACTCGGCTCAATGCCACCCTGTATTGCTTCCACGCTTTGAGCCTATCAATGTCTTCCTGAGTGGCATCGTCGATATCCACGGCGTCTTGAAGCGGCGCAATGACAAAGTCTGCTACAGCCCTCAGCCGGTTGTATTCGACTGCCACGGCCTCTGCTGGTGTCGGCTTTGCTAGCTCCGGCTCAATGTAGGCCTCAATCTGAGCCCCAGCATCGATTTCTGCCAGGATCTGTTTGTAGACCTCCGGCGTATCGGCTTTCGTTGCATGGAAAGGATATCCATTGCACAGCACCAAAAAACTGCCATCAGGCCTACGCTTGATATCGCCCAATACCGGAAGAACTGGATTGATCGGCTCAAGCTCAAACTCCACACTTTCATTACCCACTTCCATCACTGAATCCTCCACGCGAAGCCCACACAATTACTATTTTGTCCAACCACCGTACCCCCTGCTGCAATCCCGGCAGAGCCACCTAATGCCGCGCCAGAGCCGTTATAGGCACAAGCAAAGTAGGCCCATGTACCGCCAGCGGGGAGAGTCGCGTTACCGTTCAGAACTACAAACTGGCCTGCCTCGGGCTTCATAAAGCTTGTCGCTGTATGGCAAGGCGAGCCATTCGATATGACAGTGCCCACATCCAAGTCAGTGACACCACTCGCCGCATTTCGGGCCGACAGAAGATTGCTGTTAGGGCTATGAATCAGCGTTGCAGCACTGGCGGCTGTCGCGAGCCGCAAGACCGAGAAGCCACCAGGTGTCGGGTTGTTTACGTTTAGTCCAGCAGTGGTGATGCTCTGCCCCGAGGCCTGAATTGTCACGACCCCGCTTATGATCCCACCAGAAGTGCTGTATTTGGCATTGAGCGAACTATTGATCTGGCTTTGGGTGTAGGCATCCGTAATGCCATAACCCGCCAGCGTGGTGGCCTTGATGGCTTTGGAGTTCAACGAACTATCAAGCTGAGCCTGGGTATAGGCGTCTGTGATGCCATAGCCGCCCAGGGTTGTAGGAGTGTTGGTCAACTTGTTGAAGTCAGCCGCAGAGCCTGCCAAGGCCTTCACAGCCTTTAATACCTGCGCATCGTCGTTGACGTTAAGCGCCATATCGGCACCCACTACCAGACCTACCAGCTCGCGCTGAAGCGCATTCAGCCACTGCGCTTTCAATAATGTCGAAGCAATACCCGCCGAGGGGCTTCCTTCTGTGAATTCACCAGCAGCGTTTGCCGTGTTCGTGCTGTCGCTGATTTTCTGCATTAGGTGTCTCCATAACCGAACAGCAAAATAGACTCGGCCGGCTTCAATTGGCCGAGCCGACACTCAAGGGCTCTATTGCCCCATGCGGATAAAGGATCGCCTGCACCTGTCGTACCGACGTGGGCATAAGTGGTCGTTACAGCTGGCGCGTTGACTCTCCAAGTGAAGTTCCAGTCGCTCCCGTTGAGGGGGGCGCCAGCCCTAACGAACCCCGCCCTAGCTGGCTGAAACGTGCTGATCGTGATGTCGTAACCCAAGGACTTGGCGAGGGAGATAAAGAAGGCCTTGCTCTGTCCGGCGCGGCCTTGCAGTTTGCTAACAACGGCCTGGACTCGCTGGCCAACAGTTTGGCTCTGCCCAACGAGGCAAGGATCGGGCAAAGCCAATACCCTTTCCCAATCGGCTAAACCTTCGCCTGAGTCGGGAGAGATGGTGCTGTAGACCATGTTTGCTTGGGCGTCTGCCAGCACCATCGCATTAGCTTCAGCCTCGATGGTGGCCGACAGATACGGGGCCGTCCCATCGTAAGAAACAGGGGGTAAGAGTAACCTGAGTTGGTCGGCGAGTGTCGTCACTCCATTACCCCCAGGGTGATAACCCCAGGACGAATCCAGCCGATCAGTTCCGGGTTATCGGATGCTTTAACGTTGCTAACTGGGGTAACAAGGGTGCGGTCCACCACTCCGGCCAAATTGCTGATCATTGCTTCAATCTGAGAGCATTTCAGCATTTCACCAGGCGCCAACGCCCCTAAAAGCAGGTTGTAGGCCTTCTGCGCAGCCGCTTGAACATCGACCAGTTTGAAATCGGTGGCCAACTCAACTTTTGCGGTTGAACCGACAGTACGAACAGTGGGTGCGTAAACCCATACGTCAGCAATGACAGAGCACTGGCTGACGATATGCTCCTTACATGCCGCAATGACCGATACAGAGGGAATGCCGGCGGTTCCGGTGATGACGACATCAACAGTACCTCCGCCCCGGCGCCCGGAAAGGACCAAGGCATCTGCAACGCCTTCGACCTCTAGAGCCCAACGGCGATAGTCGTAGGATGCTCCCCCGGCCGGGGGGGACTGGATGATGTCCAGCAGGCGAGCCAGCAGGGCCTCGGGCTTCTCCAGGTCCTCGCCGTCCGTTGTCTTGCCGATGAACTCGGCGGCAGAGTCCATGCCCAGCGGCGGGCTTGTAAGCACCAGGGCACCGCTCAGGTCATTAAGTGTCGAACCGAGGGTTTGCGAGGCGACAACAACCGAGGCCTTGCCATCGGTGCCAAGTATCGCGCTAGCCTTGGCAATGAACTGTTCACCCGTGGTGATGTGTTTCAAGACGGCCCCGACCAGCAACTGGACACCCGGCGTGCCTTTCAATGCAACGGTTCCGGTTGCGGCTACCGGATCTTTGCGAATGACCCCGCGCAGGGCCGCAGCATGGACAAGCTCTTCCTCATCGGCCGTGTCCGGGAAGATTTGTCGATACAGCCAGGCCAGCTTCTGATAGATACCTTCGATAGCCGAGGCGACCGCTGACGACCGTACATAGTTGTCACTGTCGGGGCCGATATCAGCCTCAGTCTGTAGGTTGCGAATGTCGCGCAAAATCCCGCTGAGAATGGCATCCAGGTTGGGAGCAGAAAAAGCCATGTCAGATCACCCTTACAGGTTGGCGAAACACTTGCGGATTGCCGGTAGAGTCGATGATTTCAATTTGCAACGTAAGCCAGCCGTTGTGGGGCTGCTCGGCGGTGATGGTGATCTTCTTGGCGCGGCCGTCATCGAGCAGCGGCTTGAGCGCTTGCTCGGCGTATTGCCTGGCAAGGATGCCCACCCGAGGGTGATCTTTTTCGTGGCGAAGTTCGTGCAGGCGTGAACCCAGAGAGGCGTCAGCCCACCAGGTGCCGAGAGGAGTCATGAGGCGGATGTAGACGGCGTTCGCCAGCGTACTGATACGCTGGCCCGTCAAGTCGCCAGTGGTTGGGTTTATGCCTGCGTCCATGGGAATGCATGGTGCAGACCTGCGCGCGCGAAGTGGGTTTCAGGGCGGTTTAAGATTTTAGAAGTGGGGGCGCCTTGCCGCCGCAGTTTTCTGCCGCTCGGATAACTTGGATTCGTGGACAAAGTGTCCAACAACTGCATTTGGTACAGGAACCAAATGAGGATTTTTATCTTTTGCTGGGTCACCTGCGTAGCTGGCAGGGAGAAGCCCAAGGACCTCTCCGGTATCGGTAAGCGCCCAGGCAGCAATGGGGCTAACGAACCAATCTCCATCGTCTTTATCAATGTAAGCGTAATACCAATCGGTGCATGGGGTGATTTGAATAATTTTGCTCATTAGCGCCTCCTTGTTGGCGGCTTGACGTTATCACAGCTTATTGCTGTTGAGTCGGAGTAGGCCCACCGCCATGATCATGCCCGTTGTAGATATCGCGATCTGCTTGCATGGTCCGAGTGTGGTCGCTGATTTCACTGTCTGCTTTGATGCCTCCGTCGACGTATTGGTCGCCTGTCATTTCTACCAGCGGCGTTTCAAAGCGCACTTTGATCCCAGCCTTAACCACCAGTGTATCGGTCACAATCTCGACCGCCCGGCCGCGCTTCATGTGCACATAGTCGCCCTCATCGGTGTAGAGAGACACCTCTCCATCCTGGAGCTTGATCCGATACCGACCGTCCTCACTGGCGACAACAACCGAGTGCTTGCTATTGCCGCCCACGGGGACAACCAAGTACTCGGCCCCGGCCAGCGGTGCCGAGCTGAACCCGTAGTGCTGGAACAGCTCCCCCGACACTGATTCACCCGCCAGCCCTTGCATTTCCACGCCGATTAACGTCCCGTGGGTGTTGCGTGCCGCCACGGCGCGAAACGCCTGGCGGACGTTGCCCATGACCCGTGCTACTTGCTCGCGCACCAGGCGCGCCATATGGCTCATCACAACCCCTTGAGCATTTCGATAAAAGCCGCGTCTTTATTGACCTTGCCTTTGTGTTTCTTGAGTTTGTTGCCATCCAGCACCCACATTTTGTCTTCGCGCAGCCGCAGCTCGGTGATTTCACCCTCGCCCCTGGTAAGACGCAGTGTCCGGGCCATCAAAAAGAAGGTGTCATCCAGACCATGAGGTTCACTGCGGACGATGACGCGCTGACCAGGATTCCACACCTGCCCATTCCCAGCACGGAAGCCTTTGACGATGGCGCGGATTTCGAAACCTTCCAGACGACTGTCGGCCAACAGCTTGCGGGCGCGGGTGGTGGCCATATCCTGGTTCTCGCTTGAGCTGTCCACGACCACTTTTGGCCGAAAAATCCCTCGCTTTTGTAGGGTTTCGTCCTGGATCACCGAGCGTAGGTGGGAGCGCTTAGTATCCAACCCATCGTTATCGTACTGACCGTGCTGGCCCAGGACGGTTATCTGGCTGTAGCGATTGGCAATGGATCGGCGCACGCTCAGGCGCTGGACGTTGTTGCCGACGCCGTCCTCCCGCAGGATCAACGTACCCACGGGCGGCGCTGTGTAGTCCGGCCCACCGATGATCAGGCGCCCATCAGGCTCGACCCATGGCCACAGTCCATTAGCCTCGGCGACCTGGAGTAACGCCTCCCAAGCGCTTTGCCCCGGTTCTATCTGAATGCGGCGTCGAGTCTTGGCCTTGTCGGCGCGGATCTCGACTTGGTACGAGCCCAGCGGCTTTATCACCTGGTCAATAATCTGCGCTAGGCTCGCTTCACGCATCGACACGAACGGCGCTGAGCAATCGACCAGGGGCGCTGCCCGGTCCCGGCCGTTGATTCGCATCGAAATGCCCTGCCGCGAGATGTCATGTTCAAACTCGTCGATCTGCCCAGTCAATACGCGGTCACCGTCCAGAGTCAGCGAGCACGGTGCGCCCTCCCTGATCACCTCTGGCAAGCGCGTGGCCTTCTTGGTGTGCAACTCCAGTTCGAAGGCGTCGGCCGGGGTCAGCAGATCGGATTCAATCGACCAGCCATCCCACGTTTCATGTGCCAAACCGCCGATGGATAGGCGAATCGAGGGGGTACGGTCATTCAGCATAAGCGCGCAGCACCTTACCGGCCGGGATGTTGTGAGGGGTGTTCAAGTCGGGATTGAGTCGGATCAGTTCCAGGGCACGAGAGTGGTCGCCGTACCAGCGGTGGGCCAGCAGGCGCAGGCTTGCCGGTGTTTCAACCACTCGCTCGACCATCGGCGGGCTCTGCAAGATCACCTGCCGGGCACGGGCCTGGATCATGGCGGCGGTATTACGCAGGTTTTCGATGACAGGTCGGGCGGTTTCAACATCGAACAGGCGGCGCTGGAGCTGGATCGATGACTGCACCAGCGAACGCACCAGGTTGACCAGGCCTTCCAGTTCGACCGGGCTCAAGGTCGGGGTTTTACTTTCGTTCTCGATTACGATGGCCACCGCCTGCGCATGTGCGGCGGCAAGCTCAGTGATGACCAGGACGACCAGCGCGAAGGCGCTGGCCTCGACCGGATCGTCGGGCATCCGGTCAGGCAACAAGCCCGCGTCCGGCTCCACACCCTCGCGAGCGCTGATCAAGAAAGCATTGGCTGCCCGCGCCGCATCAGTGGTCAGGCTATCGCCACCCGGCAGGCTAGAGGGAACGCCGGATCGGGCGAGCAGCGCCGCCGACGTGCTGGGCGTACTGTCCTGGATCGATCCACGGATCTGGGTCGGGGTGCGAAACAGATCGACCAGAGGATCGAACGCCGCCGAGGGATGCTTTGCCATTGATGCGATGCCGGAGACCACGCCGAGGATCTGCGAGCGCAGTTGCTGCACGCGCAAGAAGATGCCCGGCAGACCTAAGGCCCTTTCAATCAGACCGACCCAACCGCCGCCGATCCATGACTGGATCTCGCTGACCAAAGAGTCGATACGGCCGAACAAGTCAAAGACCCCGTCCTGCCATCGATATTGATCTTCCTCCTCCAGCACGCCGATATCGACGAACTCGAACTGCCTGGCGAAAAACGGTAGGTCGGGCGTGTCCTCAACGAACATGAGATTGATCTTGGCAGAGTCCGGGTTATCCGCGTCATGCTCAACATCCCAAGTATGTGCCACAACACTCAAACTACCGTAAATCGGATGGATCAGCTCACCCGCGCCTCGCGTATCGAGAGCCTGTAGGATGTTTTGCAGCTCAATCTCATAGTTAACGCCGAACACGATGACCTGCATTGGGAAGCGCCTGGCTCCGCGCCCGAGGTCGTCCACGCTGTCGCCATCCTTGAAGGGCACGCCGTGCTCTGCCAGAGCACGCTGTGCTTGCAGGTTCTCTTTTACGACCTCAAGTTGCACGCCACGGAATGACGCATCCAGTAGGGTTTCTGACCAGCTCATCCGCCGCGCCTCATTTGAATGTCAGTCCGGCGCTCGACCTCAGCCTGGAACATATGCGAGTCCGTGCGGACTTCGATAATCAACGGTTTGTTGAGCAACGCTTCCAGGCGTGCCATGGCCGCCGGTGTTTCAGCCCCGGCACTCACGGCGCGATTCGCCACACCAGCGGCCCATTGATTGGCACCGTCGATGGGTAGCCCGGCCGCCGTCAAACCTGTTTGCTGGTGTGCCAGGCGCTGGGCCTGGGAGGAAAGCCAGTCGGATGACTCGCCAGCATTTTGCGAGGCCAAGCTCAGGCGGTTGCTGTAGAACGCGGTCTGATAAGTGCGCTGGCCATCGTCCAGGAGTACGTTACGTTGAGCAGCCTCAAGTCGCCCCTGGTCGGTGACAGTCGTGCTGGAGCCGCCCAATTGGGTCATGCTCAAACCTGCGGCCAGCGGTGCCAACCAAGGCGCTATAAACCCGCCAGGCTTACCCTTTTTTTCGGAAGACGGTGGCCCGCCCGGTAGGTCAGACATGCCGCCAGCACCACCGCCCGGCCAGTTCGTGACAAACACAGAAGTCACGCCCGTAGCCTCCTGCAATACCTTGCCCACCGCGATGTTTTTCAGTGTCTCAGGGCCACCCATGAACTTGTTGAGCAGCGCCCCTGCACCTGCTTTGGCACCACGCCCGGCGTAGTAGCCTCCGACCCCAAGGGCAGCACCACCGGCCAGCATCTGCCCACCGGAGAGGTTTAGGTCATCGAGCAGGTACTGCCCCATATCGGCAAAGCCCTTGTTCAATGGCGTTGCCATCCTGTCGATGGCCTGGCCTAAAGTGGCTTTCATCCGGGCAGCGGTGCCGCTGGCACTGTCGGTGTTTTCCTTCAGATCTCGACCAATGACCGGCCCGGAGTTGCCAATTTCCTTGGTCTGCTCAGCGAGGGTTTTCAGGCGCTGGCCGGACAGCATGATGCGCATGCCGCGCACCGTGTCCTGGTCCATCCCCTTGAAGACAACACCCATGAACTTGCCGCGCTTTTCGTCGGTGTTCATCTTGTCGTATTTACCTTTGAGATCGCCGAACACGTCCTGTGGGTTTCGTGAACTACCGTCCTTGTTGAAGAACTTCACGCCGCTGCTTTTCGTGATCTGATCCCGATATTGTTTGGTACTGAATACCCGCAAGGTGGACTCGGCCAAGGTGCCCAAGCGATCCGGCTGCATCTCCACCGTGGACAGGGTTTCAGTGAATGCCAGGGCCTGCGCCATCGACATGCCCGCTGCCGCAGCGGCGCCACCGATCTTCGGAAAGATGTCTGCCAGGTTTTCAAGTTCAGCGTTGCCGAGGCGGCCGGCAACTGTCATTTTTTGCAGCAGCTCCAGGGCGGCGCCTTCTTTGTTCAGATCGATGTTGAAGGCGCTGGCTCCCGCGACCACTGCTTTGCCCAGGATCGCCGAGTCAGCACCGGTTACAGCCGTGGATTGTCCGATGGCATCGGCTGATTTTTTTGCCGGGTCATACTTCACGCCGGATGCGATCAGGGTATTGAAACCGCTGTCCACGTCCTCACGATTGACGCCATAGGTCTTGGCGATCCGCCAACCTTCTTCGCGCCATTCATTTTTCTGCTCGGATGTCATGTCCGCAGTCTGTTTGGTTCGGATCAACTGGCGGTCCAAGCGAGCATTGCCGGTCAGACCGGAAATGACACCGATACCAACACCCAGCCCCGCAAGCTGTCCCTGGGCACTGTTGCCAAGGCTTTTGATCCGGTCGAACTCCTGACGCACACCGGCCGCAATGGTTTTCAGCACCCGCAGGTTGCGCCCGCCGTTCTGTGCCAGTCGCCGAAAGGCCGACTCGGTCTTTTCGACACTCTGCCTCAGAGGCTGAACGCCTTGCCGATCCGCGCTGGATAACTCGGTTTTGGTATCACGGGCAGCCTTACGACCAGCGTTGGCCATCTCCTTTAACTCTGCGGAGGTCTTGGTGACTTCCAGCCGAGTGTCGGAACCCGCTTTAGCCGTTTCGCGCATCGCGTTGCGAATGACCTTGTAGTTGGTCGCCCCGGCCTGGCCCATCTTGTTGATCGCCGTACCGGCTTTCCAGCTTTCATCGGCCAAGGACTTGGCGCCCTCTTTTCCTGCCTTACGCAGGTCGCGGTCGATTTGCTGGATCTCGCGCCGACTGTTGCCCGAATGGGCCTGGAAACGTAGCGCGACGCGCAAGTCGGAACTCATTGGATACTCCCGAAGGTCTTACAGGTACAAGAAAGGCTCGATGCCGAGCCTTGAGTTACTTGGGTTTAGGGAGCGGCGTGCGCTTGCGCTGGCTGACGTAGCGCGTGCCCTTGACCTTGCCGACGATCAGATCAATACGTGCATCGATCTCCGGCTTGGTCATGCGCCGGATTTCGTCCAGCCGATAGCCACGCTGAATCAGTCCGTGTTCGATGCGTCGCCAGTCAGCAAGGCCGCGCTCGGCGGCATGAGCTTTTTTTCCAGTGCCTCGTCGACATCGGCAATGACACCGAGGTCGCTTTCAGTCAGGGAGGACCGGAGCAGTTCCGTGGTCAGCGCCTCGGCCGGGATTTCGCCCAGGACGAGCAACTGGCGGCGGTAGACTTCCACTGTGATCAGTTGA